ATGGCCAGGGGCGTAAAGCGAAGCGGCCCTACGCAACGTGATGCGCACCCAGGTGATGTGCGGGCGGGCGATGTGCGGTCGGTCGCTGCGGGCCATGGCGAGGCGGCGATTGCCACCCTTTACGACATTATGAGCGACGCCGGTCAGACCGCGACGGCGCGGCTGGCAGCGGCCAAGGAATTGCTCGATCGCGGGCATGGCAAGGCGACGGCGGGCGGTGACGCGTTTGTGGCGCCTGTGGAGGCGCTGTCCGCACCGCTCAGCGACGCCGATGCAGACCGGGTGGCAGCGCGGATAAAGCAACTGGATGATGAGTTCTGACGAGATCGAGACGATTGCTTTGCGGCACAAGCTGGAAAGCGATTTCTACTTCTTCGTCCGCTACGCCTATAAACAGACGACCGGCCGGCGGTGGTTGCGCAACTGGCACCATGAGGTGTTGTGCGCGCGGCTGGAGGCGGTGTGGCGCGGCGAGGTCAGGCGGCTGATTATCAACATGCCGCCGCGCTATTCGAAGACCGAGATTGTGTGTGTGCTGTTCATCGCCTGGTGTTTGGCCAAGGCGCCGGACTGCGAGTTCATCAATGTCTCCTATGCCGCCCGCCTGGCCGCCAATAATGGCGCCCGGGCGCGCGACATCGTGGCGGCGGCGTGGTTCCGAACCCTGTGGCCCCGGTGTGGGCTCAAGGCGGGCGCCGCCGCCCGGGACGATTGGCGCACAACGAGCGGCGGGGTCATCTATTCGACCGGCTCCGACGGCACGATCACCGGTTTTGGTGCGGGTAAGCCGCGTGACGGGTTTGGCGGGGCGATCCTGATCGACGATCCGCACAAGGCAGACGAGGCGGCGTCCGACACTATTCGCCAGTCGGTCATCGACTGGTTCGGCAATACATTGGAAAGTCGGTGCAATACGGCGCAGACGCCGATTGTCGTCATCATGCAGCGCCTGCATCCGGAAGATCTGTCTGGGTTTTTGCTCGGCGGCGGCAATGGTGAGGATTGGGAGCATATCTGCCTGCCCGCCATCGGGGCCGATGGCCGGGCGTTGTGGCCGGAGAAACATTCGCTGGAGCGGCTCAGCCGCATGAAGGCGGCCAATCTGCGGGTCTTCACCGCCCAGTATCAGCAGGCGCCGTCTCAGGCGCTGTTGCGCGGGGCGTTGTGGACGCAAGGGCTGATCGATGAGGCATGGCGGCGCGGGCGGCTGGCGGCGGAAACACAAGAGTGGGGCCGGGTGGTCGTCGGCGTCGATCCATCCGGCGGCGGGGACGATGTCGGCATTGTCGCGGTGGCCGAATATGGCGACGGGGCGATTGTGCTGGAAGACGCCACGGTATCGGCCGGCGAAGGGGATACGGCACTGGCGCGGACGCTCCATTGGGCGACGCGCGTGGCGCAGACCTGCCGTCGGTGGAATGCCGACTGCATTGTCGGGGAACGCAATTTTGGCGGCGATATGGTGGAAGCCACGCTACGGGCGGCGCAGATCGAGGATCGCGTCGTCATGGTGACGGCCAGCCGCGGCAAGCATGTGCGGGCCGAGCCGGTCGCCGCCTTTTACGACCAGGGCCGCATGGCGCACCTGGACAGATTTACGGAAATGGAAGCCGAAATGAAGCAGACGACGCCGCTGGGTTATCAGGGTGCGGGATCGCCCAACCGCCTGGACGCCCTGGTGTGGGCGATCCATGAATTGAAGCTGAGATCGGGCTTCGGCTACGGTATGTTGGAGGTGGTGTGATGCTGTTTTTTGACCGTCTCATCAATCTGGTTACTGGGCTGGGGCAGGGCAGCGACAAGGCGGCGGGCAATGTCTTTGGGCTGCGCCGCATCGATGACGCCGAGCTGGCGGCCATGCACCGGTCGGACTGGCTGTCGCGCAAGATCATCGACATCGTGCCCAATGACATGACGCGCGAATGGCGCAACTGGCAGGCTGCGCCGGAGCAGATTGCCGCCATCGAGGCGCTGGAAACCGCGCCGGCCATCACCTTGCGCGCCAAGGTCAATGAAGCCTTGCGCCGGGCCCGTCTGTTCGGCGGATCGGCGCTGTTTTTGGGGATGCGTGACGGCACGCCCGATCTGCCGCTTGATGTCGAGCGGGTGGGGGCGGGCGATCTGCTCTACCTGCATGTGCTGAACCGTCAGGACGTGGCGACGGGGGAACTGGATCGCGACGTGACCAGTCCGTTTTACGGCGAGCCGTCGTTTTACGAGGTACGCGGCGGCAATGGCGTGGCGGTGCGGGTGCATCCATCGCGCATGGTGCGTTTTACCGGCGCGCCGGTTCTGGATGGGTGCGGTGGCCCGCTGGCCTGGGGCGATTCCGTGCTGCACGCCGCCTATGACGCCATTCAGAATGCGGCGTCGGCCCAAAGCCATATTGCGTCGCTGATCCCGGAATTGAAGACCGACATCATCTATGTGCCCGGTCTGTCGAAGCATTTGCAAAACGAGGCGACGACCAAGGCGCTGACCGAGCGGTTCAGCTACGCCAACATGCTCAAGTCCATGTTTCGGTTGACTCTGCTGGAAGGCAATGGCGGCTCGGGCGACAGCGCGCGCGGCGAGAAGTGGGAGCAGAAGCAGATCAATTTCGCGCAATTGCCGGAATTGATGCAGCAATATCTCCAGATCGCCGCCGGGGCTGCCGATATTCCTGTGACGCGGCTTTTGGGGCAATCACCCGCCGGGCTGAACAGCACGGGCGATGGCGATATTCGCAACTATTACGACCATATCACCGCGCGTCAGCGGACCGAATTGGCGCCGCGTCTGGGGCGACTGGACGAGGTGTTGATCCGATCGGCCACGGGCACGCGCGATCCGGCCATTCATTACACCTGGGCGCCGCTGTGGGGCCTGTCGGAAAGCGAGCGGGCGGACGTGTTCAAGACGACGGCCGATGCGGCACGGGTTCTGGCCGGATCGGGGGCGGGGACGCCGCCATTGGTGCCGGTGGCGGCCCTGTCGGCGGCGCTGGTCAACCGTTTGATCGAGGACGGGGTCTTGCCCGGACTGGAAGCGGCGCTGGCCGACATCAGCCCGGCAGATACGGCCACTCGGGAGACATAAGCCATGCAATTTACCGATACAGTGACCGTCGCGGGCGCTCGCCGCCGCGACGACGGGGCGCTATTGGCCGAAGCGCGGATCGCGCGCACCGGCATTCAGCTCTACCTCGGGTCCGAGGTAGGGCGGCCTGAATTCGACCGGGTGCGCGTCTATCGCCCCGGCGCGGAGGTGTTCAGCCGCGAGACCATGGCGTCCGCCGCGCACCGTCCGGTGACCAATGATCATCCGCCGGAACTGGTCACGTCCGCCAACTGGAAGACCTATGCGGTGGGCAATACGGCCGATGAGGTGACGGGCGAGGCGGTCTTTATCCGCGTGCCGCTGATGGTCAGCGATGGCGCGGCGGTGGCCGACATTCAGGCGGGCAAGCGGGAGCTAAGCGCCGGATACACCTGCGATCTCGACTTTACGCCCGGTGTGACCGAGGCGGGCGAGGCCTATGACGCCATTCAGAAAAACATCCGGCTCAACCACGTCGCCATCGTGCGGCGCGGCCGGGCCGGCAGCCAAGTCCGCATCGGCGACGGTGCGGCGTCATGGGGCATTGCCCCGATCACAGCAGACGAAAGGACCCCGGATATGCCGGATACTCTGCGTACCGTTATGGTCGATGGCCAGGCGGTTTCCACGACCGGCCAGGGGGCCGAGGCCATTGAGAGCCTGAAAAGCGCCCTTATGGCGAAAGACGAAGAGATCGGCGCGCTCAAGGCCGGTCTGACGGCGGCGCGTGAAGCCGCCCACGATCTGCGCGATCTCGATGCCCTGGTCGCTGCGCGAAGCGAACTGGTCGCCGCCGTCCAAGCCATCGATGCGCGCATCGAGGTCAGCGGTCGCAGCGATGCCGAATTGCGCCGCGCCGCCGTCACCGCCCGCCTGGGCGAGGAGATGACGCGTGACGCCAGCGACGCCGAGGTGTGCGGCATGTTCAAGGCGATCAGCCGCGCCGCAAAGCCCGCCACGGCCTCAGGCGATCCGTTTGCCGGGGCCGTTCGTGACGGCCTGACCGGTGCGGCCACGCCCGCCACCGCCTACCGTGCCATGACCGTTCGACTGACGTCGGCGTGGCAGACCCCAAACCTGAATAGCTCGAAGGGAGCCGCCTGATGCCCGCCATCCAGTCCACCTATGCCGCCCAGCACGCCCGCTGGGTTGAAGGCCTGGTTCTGACCACGGAACCGAATGTCATTGTCACCCGCATCGCCGAAGACGCCGAAGGCGTCGGGTTCGGCAAGGTCTGCGTCCAGGGCGACGCCGACAATACGATCACGGATTCGGAGCCGTCGAAGAAGTTCGAAGGCATTGCCGTGCTCGACGCCACCCAGCCCAACGGCACCTATGAGCGCTATGCCAGCGTCGCCGTGCTGAAAAAGGGCGTCGTCGCCGTTCAGGCCTCGGTCGCTGTCGCCAAGGGGGACGCCGTTTACTTCGTGCCCGCCACGGGCGTGCTGACCAATGTTTCGACCAACAACACCCTCATCCCCAACGCGCAATGGGACACCAGCACCTCCGGTGCCGGTCTCGCCGCGCTGCGCCTCGCCTAAGGAGCCGCCTTACCATGCAAAAGCTAAACATCCAGGACGCTCAGCAAGTCGCCATGAGCTTCCTTCTGCGTCAGGCCGCCCTGATCGAGCCGGAAGTCTACCAGATCAAGTATCAGGACATTCAGTATCCGACGCTGATCCCGGTCGATACGTCGGCGCCGGAATGGATCCAGTCGGTCACCTACATGTCGATGGACGCGGTTGGCCAGGCGCAGTGGTTCAACGGCAATGCCCAGGACGCGCCACGCATCGAGCTGACGCGTGAAAAGTTCGAGACCGGCGTGTCCATGGCCGCCATCGGTTATGGCTATACGCTGGAGGAACTGGGCACCGCTCAGATGCTCGGCATGAATCTGGCGGCCGACAAGGCCTTGGCCGCGCGTCGCGCCGCCGAGGAAAAGATCGATGCCGTGGCCTTTGCCGGTGATGCCCAGAAGGGCTTTTCCGGTCTGGTCAATGCCGCGACGCCGACGGCGACCATGGCGCCGGCCGATGGTGCGTCTTCGGCCACCACCTTTGCCAGCAAGACGCCGGATCAGATCCTGCGCGATGTCAACGGCGTGCTGACCGGCATTTTCACCGGCACGTTGGGGGCGGAAATCGCCGATACCCTGTTGATGCCCTATGCCGTGCTGCTCGACCTGTCGACGCGCCGCATGGACGCCGTCAACCAGACGACGGTTCTGGAATGGATCGAGCGCAACAACATCTTCACGCGCACGACCGGCCAGCCCCTGACCCTGCGGGGTGTGTTCGGTTATCTGGATACGGTGGGCGCGTCGGGCACGAAGCGTCTGGTCGCCTATCGCCGGTCGCCGGAGGTGCTGAAAATGCACCTGCCGATGCCGTTCCAGTTCCTCCAGCCGTGGCAGACCGGGCCGATGCGTTTCGACGTGCCGGGCATCTTCCGCGTCGGTGGTGTCGATATCCGCCGTCCGAAGTCGGTCCGTTACCTGGACGGGATCTAGCACATGCAGATTACCAATATCCAGAAGGGCGCGCGCGGGCTCAATACGACCACCGGCGCGGTCCTGATCGGGCCGGGCGAAAGCGTGGCCGGTATCGAGCTGAACGAGGCCGAACTGGCCATCGCCAAGGCGACGGGCTGGTTCGAATTCGACAGCAAACCCGTAAAGAAGAAGGACTGACACCATGGCAGGGTATGGCAGTGACGACGCGTTCCAGGCGTGGCTGAGCGGCAATGGCCATGCCCTGCCGGCCGGTGCGCCCGCCGCGGCGGTGCTGCGGCAACGCGGCAGCGCCTATATCGATGCGACCTATGGGCTGCGCTTTCCGGGCCAGCCCGTGGGCGGGTTCGATCAGGACCGCGCCTGGCCCCGCGCCGGGGCGGTTCTGATCAGCGGGGCTTTTGTGCCGCCGGAGGTGGTGCCCAATGCCGTGGTGCAGGCCAGTTACGCCGCCGCCTTTCAGGAGGCGGTGTCGCCGGGCAGCCTGTCGGTGGTGGGGTCCGTTGCCGGACGGGTCAAGCGTGAAAAGGTCGAAGGCGCGGTCGAGGTTGAGTACCAGGTCGGCGGCGATATGTCCGCCGCCGGATGGGTTCCGATCCTCACGGCAGTCGAAGGGCTTTTGGCGCCGTTGCTTGTGCCGGTCGCGCCCATTCCCGGCATAGTGGTGGTGTGATGGCGCAATTCGATTATAGCCGGATGCAGGCGACGGCGGCGCGTTTGCTTGGCCGCTTCGCTCAAGGCGAGGTGGTGTTGCGGCGGGCCGGTGCGCCGGTGGCCGATGCCGCCGCTCCGTGGGTTGCGCCCATCGCTACCGAGGCTCAGGCTTGGACGCTTAATGCCACCATCAAGGGCGTCAGCCAGAAATTCATCGATGGCGATCTGGTCACGGCGTCCGATCTGGAGGTGACGGCGGCGGCATTCGCCGACGCACCCCGGGTCGGTGATGTGTTGATCGTCGATGGTCAGGCGCGCACCGTATTGAGCGTCAGCCGCGTGCCCGCTGCCGGTCCGGTGGTGGCATGGACCTTCGTGGTGAAAGGATAGGCATGGACAGTTTCAGCAATGCCATTGCCGCCTGGACCCGTGCGGCCGAGACGCAGATTGCGCGGACCTTTCTTTTGAGCAGCCGCCGTGTGGTCGATCGGATGGACGAGGTCATGCCTGAACCGGTCAGGGGGACGCTGAACGTCTTCGTATCGGCGTCCGGCCATGACCTGATTGCCAGTTATCAGTCGCCGGACGCGCAGGCCGCCAATTACGGCCAGCAGGGCAAGCCGCCCGTTCAGGCCGTGAAACGCGCCGCGCAGGCGTGGCAGTCCATCGTCAAAACGGTCGCCAGCGAGGTGCAGTCATGACCCCCGGTGTCGAGACGCGGATTTGGCTGGCCCTGCGTCAGCGTGTAACCAGTTTGCCGGGCGGATTGGCCATAGATTGGCCGGGCAGCGATTTTACGCCGCCGGCGGATGACGGCGGGCCCTTGGGTTTCGTCGAGGTTCGCCAGGTGCAGAGCCCGGGCACGCGTATTCTGATCGGATCGCAGAGCGCCTCCGGTCGGGCCGGTGTCTTGCAGCTGTCGCTCATGGTGCCCATTGCCCGAGGCGTGGCGGATGCGGCGGTGGCGGAGATGGCCGGTCAGATGGCCGCCCATTTTCCCGCCGATCTCAAACTTCGCTTCATGGGGTTGGAGGTCCGTATCGAACGGGCCGCCGACATCGCCGCCGGTTACCGCGACGGCGTTTACTGGCGCGTGCCGGTCAGTGTGCGCTGGCGTGCCTACGCTTAAATTTCACTTTTCCTCTTCCGGCCCGTGCCGGTTCTCCTGACCCGCTTCGGCGGGTTTTTCCTTGAAAGGACAGACATATGTCTCTCTATCCCGTAGCGGGCGCCAAACTGTATATCGGCGGTGCGCTCAACGACAAGAACGCCGACTTTACCGCCGCCGACTTCGCGTCGCAAACCTGGACCGAAATCGACGGCTGGGAAACCATGGGCGCCATCGGCGATACGTCGAAGGAAATCGCCACCGAGCTGATCAACCGTGGCCGTTCCATCAAGCAAAAGGGCACGCGCGACGCTGGTTCGATGGAAAATGAGTTCGCCATCATTTCGGGCGACCCGGGCCAAGAAGCGGTGTTGGCCGCCGAACGGACGCGCAGCAATTTCGCCTTCCGCATCGTGTTCGATGACGCGCCGATCACCACGGCTAAGGCTGCCACAATCACCATCGCGTCGCCGGGCGTCGTCACCAGCACGGCGCATGGCTATAGCGACGGCGACAAGGTGGTCTTTTCGACAACCGGCGCCTTGCCGACCGGTCTGGCGGCGGGCACCACCTATTACGTGGTCAGCAGCACGGCCAACAGCTTCAGCGTCGCCGCCACCTCTGGTGGTTCGGCCATTGTTACGACCGGCACGCAATCGGGTGTTCATACGGTGTCGAAGGTGGCCTCCGGGTCGCAGCGCCTGTTCATCGCCCTGGTCATGTCCGCCGAAGAGCAGGGCGGCGGCGCCGATACGGTTCAGAAGCTGAAGGCCAAGTTCGGCATCAATTCGAACGTTGTGAAGATCGCGGCGGGTTAGAGCCGGTTCCGGCCCGACACCGGATCATTACACCGCGCGAAGACGCGCGGTCAGGGGAGGGTGATGTCGGCATCCTTCCCGCCCGTAGAGCGCCGATCTGACGGCCTCCGATCGGCGCTCTACATTTTTGTTTTTACGCGTTTTTTTAGACAGCGCTCTTGATGTGCTCTGGCCGACAAAGGAAACAGATTATGGATATTTCGACCCTCAAAAAAGACAGTTCCGCCATCGCCGCCGGCCAATGGGTCGGCGATATTCCCGGCCTGGGGGAGGTGCGGCTCTATGTGCGCGGCCTGTCCAGCGCCGCGGCGGTCAGTTTGCGTCAGCGCAAGGAGCGCGCGGTGCCCAACGATCAGCGCGAGCGCGACGGTAGTCTCAAGCCCGATGCGGCGGTGCGCCTGACGACCGAAGTGCTGCATGAAGCCATTCTGCTCGGCTGGGAAGGCCTGACCTCGGGCGGCAAGCCGTTGGCCTATGACAGCGAAACCGCGCGCAAATACCTGACCGATCCGGATTTTGAGGCCTTTGCCGACGCGGTGGTGTGGGCGTCGCGGGTGGTCGATCGCGGGACGGCAGCCACCAAGGAGGCGTTGGAAAAAAACTCCGTGACGCCGTCCTCTGGGGCCTAGATGGCGGCATGGACACGGCGCCGCCCCCGGCCTTGCTGCCCGGCGCTAACCAGTTTCTTCAGGCGTTTTGGGAAGTTTCCCATGACCGTCCGGTGGGGTTCGGCGTCGGGCCGGTGCCGTTTGGGGCCATCGACCGGTGGGCCAGACGGTACGGCATCGATGACGCGGACGATTTCGATGACCTGGTCGGCGCTATCCGCGTGATGGATGGCGTCTATCTGGACCGGTGCAACAGCGCGTCGGATAAGACTGCGGAGCGCAAGCCCCGCGTCTCGCGGCCATTGACGGCAAATCTATTCGACGTTCTGCTGGGATAAACCCGGCGAATATGGGTTTTGAATGAGGGTGAGCGGCGGACCGTTCGCACGTTAAACGACCCCGCCCTGACCGGCGGGGTTTTTCTTTGGAGTAAACCGCGATGGATATTGCCGAGCTTGGCCTCAAAATAAAGCTCCAGGGCGCGGATGAAGCGCTCAGAGCCTTAAAGGCCGTCCGTGATGAAGCGGGTAAGGCCGAAGCGGCGATCGGGCGTTTGGAAAAGATTTCCGGCCGCGCCGATGGAACTCTAAGGCAACTGGTAACGGGCGCAAATAAGGCTGAGGGGGCGTTCAGGACCCTTGGAAACAGTCTGGGAAACGCCGGTGGGGCGCAGAGCACCTTCGTTTCGCAGGTTAAGGATGCGGAAGGGATTTTTCGCAAGGCGGGCGACAGCTTGCGTGGCTATCAGGCCGAACTGGATCATGCGAGCCAGACGCAACAATCGGTTGGCGCAAATGTCAAGACAGGCCCTGGTCCGAACAAACCGGCGACGGGTCATGGCGGTGGCGCCGAGACAGCGGAACCTGGGGGTGGCGCGGGGGTTCGTGCGGGTGGGTTCGGGCATGGGCCAGGCGCACAGCCAGGAAAGGCGCCCGGAACAGGGCTTGGGACGGGGCCTGGGACGGGGATTGGCGGTGGCGAGGGTGCCGGCGAGGCATTAGGTACATCCTTACAGTCCGCAGGCACAGGGGCGGAAAAAAGCTCGCGCAGCTTCGACAAGTTGAATTCTACCCTGTTTGATATGGGTAAGAGCATGGTGCAGGGCGAGGGATTTTCGACTGTCCTCAAAGGTAGCGCGCTGGACCTCGCGCAGGGCGCTTTGGAAGCCTCGGTTGGCCTTGATGGTCTGGGTGTTGCGGCGCTTGCTGCCAATCCGGTGGTTTGGGGCGTAGGCGCAGCGGCGGGCGTCGCGGCCGGCGCATTTATGGTGTTCAAGTCAGACGTCAATAAGGCGGCGGATACCGACAACTTTGTCAAATCGCTCGGGCTTTCTGAGGGCCAGCTGAAACGGTTGGGGGACACCAGCGTAACCACGGGCGACATGATGACGGGGCTCTGGAATACGGCGGACGAGGCGTTTCACCTGAAAGACACCTTTGACTCCCTTTCCAAGTGGGTCGTGGATAGTTTCCGCGCTATTCTGGATTGGGGTGTTAAAACGTGGATAAACCTGGCGTCTGCTGTTGGCGCCACGATCAGCACCATTCAAAAGGTTTTTGCCAATGTGCCGGCGATTGTCGGAGATGCCTTTATTACGGGAGTAAATTTCGCCATTAAGGCTATCGAAGGGTTGGTCAATAAGGTCATCGACGGCATAAACCTTGTGATGAAATCGGCAAATGGCGTCCTTGGTGCCCTAGGGCAGGCGCCCGTTTTCAAGCCGATTGAACACGTCGAACTGGGGCAGTTTGAAAACAAATTCAAAGGCACCATCACGAACATCAATACGTTTTGGGGGGATGAGTTCAAGCGCATTTCCGGTAATATGTTGGGCGGTATGCAGGCCTTTCTGGACGAGTGGCAAAAGAAATCCATCGAAGCACGTAATGAACGGGTGACCGGCCAGTCCGACGCCATAAAGGAACAAGATAAAGCGGCAACACCCGCGCCGTCCGGTGGTGGCACGGCGCCGTCAAAGGTGACGCCAGAATCGGAGACCGTTGCTGCGGCGTCCGCTGAAACTGCACCCAAATCCGCGACTGTTGGTACAGGCGACCCATCTCTCGCGAGTTTTGCGACCAACATTGCCAATACTGCTCTCACCGGCGGCCTTGGTGCCGCTATGGGGCTTAATGTTGCCGCCGGTGCGCTCGCCAATATCGCGGCGGCAGGTGCGAAGGTGGTAAACACGGCGTCGGATGCGGTAGCGACCGTAAATGACGGTCTTGCGAAGACCGCCGAAAGTCTCCATCCGGTGCGTGACGAGATCGCCGGAATGGGCGAAGACCTGGCCAAGGCTATCGTCAGCGGCAAGAGTTTGGGCGCGACATTCACCGACTCCCTGCGCAAGATGGCTCAAGAATGGATGACCAGCGGTATCCAAAAGATGTTCGATGCTTTGATCGGTGCCAAGGGCAGCGAAGGCACGGGCATATTCGGTGGAATATTTGACAAAGCGGGCGCGGGAGGCGGTTTGGGTAAGGTTCTCAAAGGTCTCGGTGGGCTTTTCGGCCTCGGCAAGAATGCCATGGGCACGGACAACTGGCGCGGCGGGCCGACCTGGGTCGGGGAACGCGGGCCGGAGATCGTCAATCTGCCGCGCGGTGCGCAGGTTATACCCAATCATCGGATCGGGGCGGCGGCGGGCGGCGGTGCCGGGGGTGGGCCGGTCGAGGTGCGCGTGCATGTCGATCAGGATGGCAACTGGCAGGCGGCGGTCGGCAAGATCGCCGGCAAGGTGGCCGGGCCTATCGCTCAGCAGGCCGGCAGCCAGGCCGCCATGGCCGGATCGCAGATCGCACAGAGCAGCATGGCCGACCGTCAGCGCCGCAGTCTCAGGGCTGTTTAGCCCCGGCGGAGCCAGGGAGGTGCGGGTTAATAGCTCTAGCATATTCTTTTTTAAGCGCTTTTTAGCGCCAAGCGGAGACACTCATCATGAGCGTGACCCTTCCATCGTGGCCATCGCCGCAGCAATTTACGCCGCGCCTGATCGGCTATGGCAATGACCTGACGCCGCCGCTGGGCGGCGATATTCAGCGTATCGTCCGTCTTGGCGACCGTTGGGCGGTTGAAGTTACCCTGGCGCCCCAGTATCGCGAAGACGCCGAAATCTGGCTGTCGCGGCTGGCGCAAGGGACGCGCGACAGCGTGATCTACGACTGGCCGCAACGCGAAGGCGGAGTGGGTACGCCGGGGACGCCCGTGGTCAATGGCGCGGGCCAGTCCGGCAACAGCCTGAGCCTGGACGGCCTGACGCCGGGCTATGTGATCGGTGAGGGGCAGTTTTTCAGTGTGATTGTCTCAGGGCGGCGCTATTTGCACATGGCCACGGCCGCGGTGACCGTCAACGGGGCGGGGCAGGCCGTGGTGCCGATCCTGCCGCTTCTGCGCGTTACGCCGCCGGACAATGCGGTGGTGGAGATCGCCCAGCCGAAGATCGAAGGCCTGATCCAAAAGGACGATGTGACCCTGCCCATGGGCGCGACCGGCATCATCATTCTCAAATTTTCTATAACCGAGCAAAAATGACCCTCGATACAGCTTTCAAAACGGCGCTTGACGGCGATGTCGTCGGGCTGTTCGCCGCTATCGAAATCGTGCATCCGGCCGGTACGGCGCGGCTTCTGGACGGATCGGCCGTGCTCGGTTTTAATGGGCACACCTGGACCGGCAGCGATCCGCTCTTCGGATCGCTGGGGAATCTGGAGGCGATCAGCGATGGCAGCGGCGAAGAGGCCCCGGCCTTCAAGCTGTCGCTTTTGCCGCCCAGCGCCAGCGCCGCCGTCGCCATGGTGACGCCCGCCGCGCAAGGGGCGCGCGTCAGCGTCTATGTTGGGTGTTTCAATGTCAACACCGGCCAGGTGGTCGGCACGCCGGACCTGCGTTTTGTCGGCGAGATAGACACCGCCACCCTGTCGCCCGGAAATGCCCAGGCCATGGTGGTGTTCGACGTCGTGTCGGCGTTTGAACGGTTCTTCGCGGTGGAGGAGGGCGCCAAGTTGTCGCACAGTTTCCACACCAATATCTGGCCCGGCGAGCTGGGCTTTGAATATCTGACCAACGTGCTGAGCAAGATGCCGTGGGGCCAGAATGGCAATTTGCCGCCGCTAAGCAGGGCGTAATCGATGACACATGAACTGATCCGGCGTGCCCGGGCCGCGGAGGCCTTGGTCGCGCAATACGAACACGCGCCTTATCGGCTGGGCAAGGCCGATTGCGTGCGCATGGTGGCCAACCATCTGCGGCGCATGGGGCATGCGGTGTCACTGATCAAGGGCGGGACCTATTCGACGCCGCGCGGCGCGGTAAAGGCGCTGGCCAAGGCCGGTTTCGACAGCCTGGAGGCGGCGCTGGACGCGCGGTTTATCCGCATCCCTCCGGCGGCGGCTCTGACCGGCGATGTGGTGGCGATGGAAAGCGATTTTCCGTTGTCGGCCCTGGCGGTGTGTCTCAGCAACAATGCGGTTTTGCATACGCAGGGTGGTGGCTTCGCCATCAGCCGGCCGCTGCAATGCCTGGCCGCCTGGCGGGTGCCGTGTCTGAAGGCGGTGGACCATGGCTGATCCGGTAACGTGGACATTGGCGGCAATCAAGGGCATGGCAACGGCCTATGGGACGTGGGCAACGTCGCACGCCCTAGCTGCGGCGGCGGTTCAGATGGTCGGCAGTAGCCTGCTTAGTATTGCCCTGGCACCGAAGCCGAAGGTTGCGGGCGGGCAGTCCGATTTCAAGGCCGATACGGACGCGGGCATTCCCATAGTCTTCGGGCGCACCGCGACCGGCGGCAATCTGGTTTTCCAGTATCCGCATGGCCGCAAGAACCGGATGCTGGACCTGTTCACCATCCTGTCGGGTTGTGGACCTATCGAAGGCATCGAAAGCTTTATGGCCGATGAGCAGGCCGTGACGTTCAATGCGTCGGGTGTAGTCACCAACACCCCGTCGTTCAAGGACCAGATGTTCATGACGACGCGGATGGGGGCCATACCTGATCTGGCGCTCAGTCAACCGGGCGGGCAGGCGACGGCGGACGGTGTTTTCACGCAATGGACATCGGCGCACTGCTTAAGCGGCTATGCCAGCGCGTGGTGGGTGTGTCAGTACGACACCGAAAAGCTCAACAGTTTGCCCAAGCCGCGCTGGGTGCTGAAAGGTGTGAAGGTCTATGACCCGCGCCAGGACAGCACTTATCCGGGGGGAGCGGGGCCGCAGCGCATCGACCAGCCCGGCACGCACACCTATTCCGAAAACCCGTATCTGCACGCGGTCAAGTGGCTGTACGGCTATTGGCAGAACGGCAAGAAGGTGGCGGGTGTCGGCGTGCCGGCCGAAAATATCGACCTGCCGGCCTTTGTCGCCGGGGCCAATATGGCGGCGGCCATCGGCTGGAAGATCGGTGGTGTGGTGACCACAAAGGACAGCAAGTGGCAGATATTGAAGGCCATATTGCAGGCCGGATGCGGCGAGCCATCGGAGCTGGGGGCCAAGGTGTCGTGCAGTTTCAGTGGGCCGCGTACGTCCCTGGCGACCCTGACCAGCAACGATCTGACCTCCATGCCGACGCTTCAGGCGATGATGTCGCGGCGGGACCGCATCAACACCGTGGTGCCGCGCTATCGGTCGGAAGAGCATAACTGGGAAGTGGTCGCCGCCGATCCGGTAAAGGTTGCCGACTATGTGACGGCAGACGGTGAACCGCGCACGAAGGAAATCGAATATCCGCTGTGCCAGAACCTGACCCAGGCCGGGCAATTGGCGGCCTATGACCTGGTCAATGCGCGCGAGTTTCAGCCGCTGACACTGCCGGTCAAGCCGCGCTGGCTGGGCTATCAGCCCGGCGATTGCATCACTGTCAATATTCCGGAGTTGGGGCTCAATTCGCAAAAGGCGGTCATCATCAAACGCTCGTCGCCCGATCCGGCGACGGGCGCTGTGACCTTGACCTTGCGATCGGAAACCGATGCCAAGCATGCGTTTGCGCTGGGGACATCGGCAGTGCCGCCGCCGACGCCGGGTCTGACTGTGCCGGATTTTACGTCGGTCATTGCGCCGGCGGTCGGGGCCTTTTCGGCCAGCGTCGGCTATCTCACCAGCGGGGCCAATGCCTTGCCGGCGATCACGGTTACTGGGGTAGGGGATAATCCCTTCGCCACGGATATCCTTATTGAATATCGCATCGTTGGGACCAGTGAGTGGGTATTGTGGACATCGGCGCCGGCCACGACCACGCGCTTTACCATCACTGGCCTGGATGCCGGACAGACCTATGAAATCGCCGTGTCGTACCGCACGCTTTTGGGCGGGGTCGGGGCGCGCCGGGTCTATGGCCCGTTTGTTACGGGAGCGGTCAATGCCGGGCAGTTGTCCGGGGTCGAAGGCGTGGCGATCATCAACGGCTTGCAGAGCAACCTGGAAGGTCTGGCTAAGGAAATTCTGAGCCGTCAGAACCTCGATGCGTTCACCAAGGCGTCTTTTTACGACGGTGACGGCAAGTCGGTGAAGACTATCGCTTTGAATGCGGTGGACAAGGCCGATAATGCGGTCAGTGCGTTGAATGTCATCGGGGCTTTGACGCCTGACAAGAGCGCGTTTGTGTTCAATGCAGCAACCGTGAAGGTCGATGGGTCTACGACCCTGGCGCAATATGTCGATGCGACCACAACCCGCGTCGGCACGCTGGAAACGACGGTGGCCATTCAGCAAACGTCGCTGAACGGCATTTCCGGCAAGCTGTCACTAAGCGTTACGGCGCCGGGCGGCACCGGCGGCATAGTTATCGGCGCCGGACCGGCGGGATCGTATATCGGCATGGCGGCGGCTGAGTTCGCCATTTTCGATAATAGCGACACGACGGTGTACACCAAGCCGTTCAGCTACATGTCGGGGATTATCACCCTCAACGCCAATGTGGTCATTAACGGAAATGCCGTGGTCAACGGAACGATCACGACGGACAAGATTGTTGTTCGGGGCGTGTCGGATTCTGCCGCCCGGGACGTGCCTGCCATAAACAATTTGTCGTCCGAAACCACGGTGGCTTCCCTGGTTTTCAATCCGGATGGCGGCCGCGTGCGAGTAAGTTTCCGACTGTCCATCGAAAATACCGGGGGCAGCGATTGCGCGGTGCGGGTCAAGGTTTTCCGCAACGGCGTCAACATGTCCGGATCAATACTAAAGAAAGCTGGCGTCGCCTTCACTGAGGTCTTCACAAGCTATGTCATGGATTATGCTGGTTTGAGCGGTAACCAGACCTATTCAATCAGCGTTCAAACCGTGACCGGCCAAAACATAGGTGACACGGGTGGCTCGCCTTACTCCGCCGGGAATCTGCAATCCGGCAACCTTACCCTCGAGACATTCAAACGATGAAGCAATACGCCATTTACGCCGATGAGCAGCCTTTCACGCTGTTCATCGGTTCGGAAGACACCTTGGCGGCCAATCTGAGCGCATGGGCGCAGTACGGGCAGGCGATTGCCTGGCGGGAATTGGACGATTTCATTCCCGTCTGCGCCCAGATGCCGGATTACGACACATCACAGGTCACGAAAGTTTAATTATGACCATTTCATCGCCTTCAAATCCCGCCCTCATCCTTGATGACGGCGCGGTCACTTTTGCGCCAACGGGCGGCGGCACCTTCACGCGCAAAGGCACGGTCGGAGGTGCTGCGCGCGTCTTCGACACCGGCTCGTCCGCAGCCCCATGGGCGGGTGTTGCGGCGTTTCAAGCCTCGGTGCTGGATCGTTCCAGCGGCAATGAACAGTATGTTCTAACCGTCGAAGGCTGCGCCAACGCGGACTTTACCGGCGAGGTTCGGGGGCTGGCGCAATGGTCGATGTCGGTGGCCGGGCAACAGGACATTGTCGGGCTATCTACGCTTGATCCGATTGACAACACCATCTGGCGCTATCTGCGTCTGTCGGTGCAGGTGTCCGGCACCACGCCCGCCATTGCGGTTACGGCCTTTGTGCGGGCGCTGTCCGATCTGGAAAGCTTCACCTTTGCCGAACTGGTGCAGTTGCAGGTGTTCGCCCTGGAAAACCTGCAAAATGCGGTCGGGTGCTGGTTGCCCTGGGCGACGGGCGTGGTCGGCGGCGGGCCGAATGGCGACGGCAAGTATCCGATCTATGATGGGTTCGGTCATAGTGTTCTGGTCAAATGCCCGGCGCAGATCGCATCTGACGGCGGCGGGCTGTCGCAGGGCAATATCGACGGGCTGACCGAAGTCACCGATGGCACGATTTCGCCCATGGTGCCCGCGACCTTCCCTATCAGCGGCGGGCGGGCGCTGGCCAAGTTCGATCTGTTTGCCCAGATCGCGCGCAACCGCCAGAACATGCCGACGCAATCGAACCTCGCCAACATCGATTACATGTTCGGGATGACAACAGCGGGTATCGAACGCCGGATCGACACAAACGCGTTGATTCAGAATTTCGGTGGAGTCATCGATCCGACGCGTGCGCCGTATAATTGCAAGTTCGATTTCCGCGACTATCGCGCTTTCGCGGCGACGGCGGGGTCGGAGATTATCGAGTCGGCGGATGCAAATGTCGTCACAGCGGCGGACATCGGGAAGGAATTCTGGCTGTCGAATGTCGGGAGCGTGGATGGCTGTCTCTATGGCTGGATCGGCCAGATTGTCGATAGCCGTCATTTCCGTATCTATACCGATGCGACCTTTTCCACGCCGAAGACCTCGTCGGCTTCTCAGGCCAATCTGGACGGGATGTGGGGCAGCGACGACACGGTCGGTATACAGAGGGCGTTCGATGATGCCGAGCCGCCCAATCATTATTCACGCGGCAAGGTCGTGGTTATCCCCGGTATCGCTATCGTTTCCGCCGTCCGGTTTGGATCGATTGCCATCTATGGCTTTGCGTCACAGACCTGCGGGTTTGCGCAACGACCGGAGTATTCTACAACGACCTCTCCCATGGTTGCCGACAAGATTACCGGCGTCTATGCCAGCAAGCGTCCGCACCACTACAGTCTGATCAATCTCAGTTTCTTCGGGCAGAAATATTGTCAGTTCTATACATCGTTCCGGCGGTGTTTTGAAATCCGGGGCGGCAATTTCGGCGCCTTCTGGGAAGGGGCGCCGTATGGCCATATCGAAAACCTGATCTTTATCGAGGCGCAATGGGAAGGTGCATCGTTGCAACAGGCCTTCGCCGGCAAGGCCTATGGCTTACAAGCATTTTCAAACAATTGGTGTGGCATCCGTTGCGGGCTTTGGGACTTGAATGGCCATAGCTGGCACTGCGAAGCCAATGGGCATGCGGGCATATTGAGTCATATGGCGGGGGCGAACCTAACCAATGTCAAATGCTCTTACAATGGTGGGAGTGCAAGCGGGACGTTTATTCATGAAAATTCGGCTAACTATACTGAACTGGGCATAGGCAACTCGGTTACAAATATCCGGGTACAGGAATCCTGGGGCCACGGCATCTGTATCAGCAATGCCGACCCACTAGGCATTACTAACAATGCCGCCCAAAAGAACAAATTCTATCTCGCCGCATTTGACGATGTTGCCAATATGGGGCCTGGTCACGGCGTGCGTCCGGCTAGCCTGCCGACCGTGCGGGCAATGATCTATATAAAGGGCGGTACATCGACCGACAATGTCCTTGATCTTGTCACCGGCACCTACGGTATCTCGGTCAGCGGTGCGCCACCCGAAAACAATGCCACACACGGCTATTTCGACACTGGCAACCCGCAACGCAACATTGTTCATCTGCGCACGCCCGGGACCACGAATGCGCCGTCAGACTGGTATGCCGGTCGAACGACACCCTTGCCCGCCATTCCGGCCGGCACCGGCGCCTATGCGCCAGGTCCTTGGGGGACGGATTCCTCAACCTCGATCGGTGCGCGCAACCCGGAAGTTACCGTCAATGGCGCGTCCGTTCCATAACCATGTCGCCTCAGGGCGTTTTCTTAAGGAGAGAAGATGGGAGCTAGTTATAGGGATGCTGCCGGAAATTTACGCGATGCACTCGGCATCAAGATCGTCGATAATTCCAGCTATATCGACAGCGCGGGCGTGTTACGCGATGCGGTTGGCATCATGGTTTTTTCGGACGCTAAAACCGGAGCTATAGGCGTCAATGTTGTTTCCGGTGTCTATGTTGATGCCGGCGGATTGCCACGCGATCCAGTTGGGGCGCGCATTGTGCCTGGGGCATATATGGATGTGGCGGGCCAATTGCGCGATCCAATGCCAATTTTCTACATTGAGGCACCAGTCATCAACGCCTTACTCGGTCCATTGGATTTTGCTCCATTGCATGGGCCAACTGACAATGCACCGCTGATTTACACAATGCCGCCGGTTACCAGCGGCTGGAATGACCTGTCCATTTGGGACGATACTCAACTATGGAGTGACGACGCATGACAATTGCACGTTTTGGCAATGGTGAAACCTTCGGCTCGATTCGAGCCCGGCTGAATGAGGTTCTTCAGATCGTTGATCCGATTGTCACCCCGCCGAGCTATCCTTGGGATGTCGCGGTCGATCCTAATGTGATCATCAGTCAAACAGAAATCGCCCCTGGCGCTACATTCGCGCACATCAAGTTTACGCTCGACCGGACTCCGTGGCGGACCGTTCGTCTGTTCTTTGGTATTGTCAACGGCAACCAAACTGGCTTCAATACTGTTCTTATGGCTCCATCATTGCCATACATGGCAATGTGGTCGCCGGGCGACGATCTGGACTGCTACGTCTCAATTCCGCTTACCGGTGTTAACGCGAATAGTGTTGCCGGCTGGAAATTCCAGGTCGGGGTTACAGGGGCTTATGGCTCATCCGGTTTTGTTGGGGCTGAAGCTGGTTCCAGTTTTTATGTAAATGTTGTGGCGAGCCCCGCAGTCCCCAACGTCCTTCCCGGCACGATGCCGTTCCATCGCAAACCGCTCAAACTTCAATTGGGCACAGCGTCCTATGACGAAGATATGGCTAACTTCACTTGGTCACGTCTTGGCGTTAAGCCGAGTGGTGGCTCCTGCTGGCGTACGAGTCTGCAATATGGTGATGGTCCCGCGAACGCCAATGAAAAGGGTCTGTACGCCAACGAAGTCACCTATCCCGGTACAGATGCGCATATCAAGGGTACCGATAGTGCCGGTCGCCCTTATGTTCGTATGCATACCAAGCGGTTCCCAGGCTCGCCCAAGAACCAAATCGATATGAATGGGGCATCGACGGCTAACTTCTGGCAGTACCAGGGCTCCTGGCTTTCAGGACAAACTATCGACGCCTTGTGTAATGAAACGGGCGTGTGGGAATTGGAATTCGTCTCTCCTGATCGGCAGTATGCCTGGTCGGCGCACTGGATGATGGGGGTAAATCCAACAACCCACGCTACCGTTTGGCCTCCGGAAATTGACGTTTTCGAGCATTTCAACGGCGTTTATGGCGCATGGGATTTCCAGCAACAGACCTCAACGACACTTCACGCGGGACCGTTTGGCGGCGATCGCAAGCTTGCCAAGGGCATGGGCACCCTGCTCAAGTACATGGGCTTTGATGGCGGAATCAACCTGAACCGCGAGATCCACAAAAGCCAATGTCATGTAGGTGCTGATTATATCACGATCTTCATTGATGGCATTGAAATATGCCAGTTCCAGCATATTCTGAAGCCACCGAAGCCAACAGATACCAAGCTATTTCACCCCATCCTCGACGTGGCCGTCGCACCTCCTAGCGTTGACGATGCCTACGACCAAGGCAGCGGCGATATGCTTGTGTATGGCTACCGCTATTACCCGCTGTCACAGGTTACGTTGGTCGATCAAATGGACGCTAAGCCGTGGGCCAATGGCAAGAAGACGCCGGACCCGGCGGCATCTATGTTTCCGCCCAAAATCACGACGTCAGCGGCTTTGGCTATGGGCGAAGACCGCGCTGTGTCGTATCAAATTGCCGCGAACTCAACCTGTACTTGGGCATTGGAAAGCGGCGGTGCAGATAACGCAGTGTTCTCATTGACCTCGGACGGTTTGCTGACGCGTGATGCCTTTAACTTCGAAGCGCCAATCGACGCCAACGCTGATAACGTCTATGAAATTCTAGTCCGAGCGACGGATACGGCCTCTGGCTCTACCGTTACAAAGCTGCTCAAGTTGACTATTCAGGACCGACCCGAAGGCCCAAGGCCGGAGCAGTTGACTACGGATCAGGCCAACTTTGTTACGCCCCCCTGGACAGGCGGAACATTCACTGACCAAGCTGATGGCTACCACAAAGTCAATGACAATACGACTTACCGCTGCAACTGGAATGCCGGTGTTGTGTCCACTCCATATGACGCCTGGATACAGTCGGTCGAGGTCTATAACCCAACCGGTGCTGCTATTAATTGCGTTCTGTTCCAGCAATACGACGAAGTAGTAAAACAGCAAAGCATTGCAGCTGGCCAAACCGTCATTGTGTCAGGTGTCACTTCTAACTCCTATACGCGCGGTATCGGCATTAAGGGGCAGGGACTTTACGTCAGAAACATGAGCGTCACACCACAGTATACTTAAGGAGAACATCATGGTTGAACCACGCGTACTCAACAGCGCAGACATTCAGGCGGCAGGCGGGGCGTTGGACGCGTCGCTTAAGCCTATAGCTAAGTCCGGCTCCTATGCCGACCTTAGCAATAAACCTACGCTTTTCAGCGGGGCTTACGCCGATTTATCCGGCAAGCCATCGTTGTTCAGTGGGACTTATGCCGACCTTTCCGGTAAGCCGACGCTAGGAGATGCTGCATCTAAAAATGTAGGAGTGGCCGGCGGAGTTGCATCTTATGATGATCCACGGATTGGGTCTGGTGGGGGATCATCGGCTATTCGGCGACACGCCTATGTCTCCGGGAACTATTACTCGCCCTTCCGGGGCACGCGGATAGATACCAACTATCAAGTCGCGGCTGACACCCTCTATGCAATTCCTTTCGTCGTGGATCGTGATCTAACAGTTTCTACTTTGGTCGTAAACGTAGCCAGCGGTGTATCGGCGACCTCTGGAATTGTGGGGATTTACTCAGATAATGGTGGTAAGCCTGGAATGAAGCTTTTTGAAGCGCCAGCATTTAGCTGCGCCACGTCTGCATTTGTTGAAGCGGTTTTGTCGTCAAATCAAACACTGGCAGCTGGTGCGTACTGGATAGTCACACTCTATAATGGAGCGCCAACGATTAAGGGCGTGACAAACACTAGTACTGAATTGACCCATTTTATGGGATCCTCATCATCCAATAACATCGTCAATTCTGCCGGTTCGGCGCCGTCAGGATATAATCAGACCGCAGCACAGGCATATAGTGTAGGTTTGCCAACCACGTTTGGTGCAATATCCCCACGGACGGGAGCGGCCACACCAGCGGCTTTTTTCAAGGCAGCCTAGGTCAATACAGCGGGGCGTCGTCTTGCTATTTTCTTTCCAAGAGCCATTGACGGCGCCTCAACATATTTGAAAAATAAAAGCGTGGCGACCAACACAACAGGCAAGCTGCAAATCAGCGCGATCATCGGCGCTACATACGGGTCTAATAAATATGCAGTATAAAACATGATCGGCATATGGATTAGATATAGGCTGAATGATACCTTTCCCAACCACGCAAGGGGGCGCGCCGATAGCGCAAGGTCGACTTTCGGCATAGAAATGCAGCAAGCGATTATGTGGCACGCGGTAAAGCCATAAAGCAAATCCCGCAGAGTGAACGAGTGTACAGACATTAATGCCGCCGGATAGACAATGCAGAAGGCTAGAACGTGTGATACTGCACCGAGTTTCTGTATGAGATGAATAACTTGCTTCCGGTAGAGCGCCAATGAAATGCCAGCCATGAAATACATGAGGTAGTACACAGTAAGGAGACCGCCCGATAAGATGGATTTGGCTTCGTAGATGTTGTCCGGGCCGTCGCGATGAACGAAGGCCTTAATAGCAAGCAAAGACAGAGCGATAAAAATGGGGACGGCCGACCATTTTGCACGCGATGCGAACCATAGAAGGAGCGGGAACAGGAGCGACGCCCGCATTTCGATGATCAATGACCATATCGCGCTATCCATGAAGGTTGTCCCACGCATGCCGGTCATGAGCAAATGGCCAAGGAAATTCTGCAACGTCAGATCATTGGTGTAGTGGTCAACGCCTAATTTTAAATTCGGATGGGCGTCGCTTACCGCGTTGAATGGGATGGCGGCAATTGTGATGGCGATGGCGAATGGCAGGTATATTCGGCAAAACCGTTTGAGAATAAATGCGGGGTAATCCTGCGATTTTCCCTCTGTATATGAGAGTGTCAGAACAAAGCCGGACAGGACAAAGAACAGCAGTACGGATAGACGCGCCATCTGATGGCTGATGTCGGAATTAATCCCGCCTATTAGACAAATATGGCAGGCGACCACGGTAAGGGCTGCGATGCCCCTGATTGAATCCAGACCAGAAAACCTACTCATAATATGTATCCGAATTGAAACGTTTTTATGCCCAGCAGTTATGCACGTTTCATTAGATACGCACAACTTTTCGCTGCGGTGCATTCAAACAATATTCGCCGCCCGTCACGGGCGGCTTTTTTATGCCCGAAAGGCTTCAATGACTCGCACATATGACACGCTGGACGCCATCGTCGTCATCAGCGCCATGCTGATTATCGGCGGTGGGGTTGGATCGCTGATGTTCTTCGATCCGCCGCAAAACAATCTGCCTATCATTGCCAGTCTGCTCGGGACGCTGCTCGGCACCATTGTCGGGGGCTATGCCGGCTTCCGATGGGGCGCGTCTCAGGGGCAGGGCAATTCCCAGACGTCCCTTGCCGCCGGGCGCGCGACCGTGTCGGCGACATTCCAATCCACCACACCAACTCAAGAGGACACCCAGCCATGACGTGGAGCGCTCACTATTTCACGCTGGACGAATTGATTCATTCCGACACGGCAGTACGTCGTTCGATCAGCAATGTGCCGCCGCCTGCGATCGTCAACCGGTTGAAAACCACGGCGGTCAGCCTGGACGCCGTGCGGCGGTTGCTGGGGCGGCCGATCTTCGTATCCAGCGGGTATCGCGGTCCGGAACTCAACCGCATCGTCGGCGGGGCGGACAGTTCGGCCCATACGCAAGGCTATGCGGTCGATTTCACCAGCCCCGATTACGGCAACCCGCTGCGCGTTGCCGAAGCCATTCGCGACAGCGGTATCCGCTATGATCAACTGATCCACGAAGGGACGTGGGTCCATCTCAGCTTCGATCCGCGCCAGCGTATGCAGACCCTGACCGCCCGTTTCCGGCCGGGGAAGCCGACCACCTACGACACGGGGCTTCATGCCTGATGTCGTGTAAAAGGAGAGTGTGTCATGGCGCTTGATGCCGATGCGTTCGGCCTGGTCATGACGTGGCTTCTGACCATCGCCGGCGCGGTTATATGGGCGGTGCGTCAGGAAGGGCGGATCAACCTGGCCAATGAAAAGATCGCCAATCTGAGCGACCGGCTGAATACCGCAACCGCCGCCCTGGCGCGCTTCGATGAAACGACCCAGGCCCAGGTCGAAGAATATCGCCGTCATACCGACGCCAAGATCGATCAGTTGGGCGCCAGCCTCAGTCAGAAGCTGGAGCGGGTGTTCGACAAGCTGGATCAGAAGATGGACAAAACCTAGGCCTGGCGGACGTAGGCTTCGTCGGTTGTGACGGGGAAGGGGGCGGTATGTCCATTGCGATCGATGCCGATAAATACGCTTTTCAACATGCGCGGTTTGATGACGATCGGCACGCCGGCGGTGAGTTCCAGCTTTTGCTGGCGCCAGTCGTCCGGCGCCTGGCCGACACGTTCGCAGAGGAGCCGGAAATCCGCTTCGGCCAAGTAAAGCGTCAGGCTGTGAATGCCTCGTCCGGTGGCGGTATTCAGGTCGGCCATAAGACGGGGAAAGACGCGCTCTGCGGGGGTTTGGGTGTGCATCGGGGCAATGGTCAT